AGCTTCTTGTACATATTCGATTAATTGTTGTTTTGCAAGGTATGCTTCAACAGCAGAGTGCATAACCACAGCTGTTAAAGAATCTTTTGCATCACCCATTTTTTGAGTCGCATCAATGAATGTATTTCCGCTGATCAATTCAGCTCCACCTGTAGCAGCTGAAATATCATGTACTTTATCCGTCATAGAAGCGGAAGCAAATACCCCTTGAAGAGTCGCAAGCAATACTTTTTGACGGTCACGCGCCCAATATTGCGTTACAAGGTTTCCAATTGCTCCAAGCGGGTCAGCACCAGATAGTAAAGCAGAAAGACCATTAGCACCCCAAGCGCGAGCGCGGCCTTGTTTGCGAGCAACATCTTTGTTTGTTCCGATTTTGCCAGGAGTTAACGCGCCGCTATCTGTCATGATTTCAGAATCTCCTGTTAAATCGTTGAAATAAGGCATATTCACTAAAGTGTTAGGACCAGAAGCTAATGAGTTGAATTGCGCGTCATTTGTCGCAATCCCGCTGTTTAATACATTCGAGATTTCCATAGTGCGTTGAGTTACATAGTCAGTAAAGATTTCTGGTTGAATTACATCACCAATACGAACGATTGTCATTTAAATTCCTCCTATTAGGCTTGCGCCTTCAATTGTTTATACAGTTCAGGCTCTTCCTTGAATAACCGGGCCTGTTCTGTCAGGTTAAAATGTTCTTTGCTGAATGGATTTTTAAATCCTTGTGGTTGCGTTGGCGGTGGTGTGTTTGGTGTGCGCCCGCCTAACTTTGGTGTGTCTGGCTCTTTTGGATCTTCTTCTTTAAACAGGTACGGGTCAGACTCTTTCAACGCTTTGATTTTGTCCTCTAGGCCTGTTACTTGACCGTTTGCATCTAGCGCTAGTCCCTCCCGGTCGAGCAATCGCAGGACAGTATCTACGTTTTTCGCGTCTTTCACACCTGTTCTAATTGCTGTATCTAACTTCAAACCATCGTATTTCTTTGACCATTCTTCATTTTCTGTTTGAAGATTCTTGATTTGATTCTCTAATTCTTCATTGCCTTTCACAGCGGTTTCAAGCTGCTTGATTTGGCTGTCTCGATTTTGGATCTCATTGTTTAGTTCCTTCACTTCGTCCACTTTATCTTTAAAGCGGGAATACGGAATGTAATTCAATCCATTCACCTGTTCAACCACTTGCTCATGCGTCAATTCGCCGCTTTGTAACTTTCCTAATAAATCCAATACTTCTTTCATTTCTTCCTCCTATTACGCTGTTGACGGTTGCGAACCGATAGGATATGCGTTCAAGTCCTTTTACGCCGACTTAGGGCGGGGAACACGAAAAAGCGATTGATTAGCTCAACCGCTCCTTCTTCCATGTTTCAAACGCCATTCCTTCAAGCTCTTTAGCGTCAACTTTTTCTATTCTTTCAACAGAAAAAGATAAAAAACACCTACAGTTAACATCGTGATCAGGCCGCCCCATTTGACCGGGAGCTTTGCCTGTTGCTCCACCTTGTTTGAATACAGCATCGACAGGAAGTTTTGTTCCGTCTAACTTGTGATGGTTAGCGGTTCGTTTACGCCTTACCCGCTCATCCTCCACGCTGTTCCACTCTTTCAGCATGATGACACCATTTTTGTTAGCATGTTCGGCGCTGTCATGTTTGGAGGATTCCACCACCCGATGCGCTTCGGTTCTAACAATCCGCATGGCCTTTACTGCATCGCCAGCCAATACGCTTTTTAAGCGGTTTGCCATCTTTTTATAACTTTCACCATTCACAAGTCCTTGTGTAACCTCTTGTTGGATCGTATAGACGATGTTAGACAGATTCTTGATTAATCGCTGTGACAAGGTTAACCCGCTTACAGGGTTCTCTATCATAGCAGTGATGGTAGCAGCGGGAACCGTCGAATATTTCAAGCGGGAAAGGGTGTCTGTTTCCACCGCCCACGCTGTCAGGTAGTAGCCATCCAGATAACTCTCCCCTAGAACGTCGTAAATCGCCTTTTTAAGCTCTTTATACTGTTTGGAGAGCAAAGTGTTCAGATAGTCGAGAAACTTCTTCAAACGGTCAAATTTAGCCATTTCCGCATAGGTTAGTTTCCCTTCTACTTCATACTTTTCATAGAGCTTGGCTAATTCTTTACGGATTTCATTCAGAAGAACCGCGTATTTCTTCGCAATACCCCGTTCCACCTTCTTCAACCGCTTTTTGAGCAAGCGTTCAATCATATCTGGTGTTTTATTCAGATTCTTCATCGTCATCAACCTGATCTAAGTCTACATATGACTCCATCTGCTTTTCTAACTCCGCCATTTCTTCTCCGATGTCCGTCACCCACGGATGATTTGCAATAATTGTCCTGTCAGAAATTACACCTTTCGATTCTTTCGCCATTGTCACAGCTTCCGCTTCATTGGTAATCATGGATTTATTAAACGTATAAGACAACTCATTCACGTTATACGAAGTCTTTTCCGTCATATTAAGATATTCGACTACAAACCACATGAACTCTTTCAGCGCCTTTTTAAACTTGTTTTCCAGCGTGGAACATTTCATATCAAGTGGACCATACAAGAACTTGAGTGCTACACCAGAAGGTGAATTGCCGAATTTATCGGTTTTCGTGTCTAGCCCCTTACCAAACGTAAAAATGTCATCAGATAAGCGGTCTAAATGCTCTTTCTTCGCATCTACCGGAATTTCAACCGTTAATTTATCAACACCGCTCCCCGGCTCACCGCTCACCATGATTGTTTTGTAGAATCGTAAGTTATCATTGAACTCTCTTGCACTCTGCCCCTCATATCCCTTTAAAACGGTTGCCGCTTCCGGTACGTCTTCCAGGTCATCCGCAAACTGCGAGCGAGTTTTGTCGTATTCATCAGCTAGTTTCTTGTATAGATAAAGGTCCGACTTGCCCCATTCATTATTCTTAAACTCAACAAACGGCACTCGGCCCCAACCGAAGCCAAAACGCCCTCTCCCTGCAAACTCTGCTGAAAAGTGTGGAGCGGGATTTTCTTCGACTGTCGCATCCAAATGAACTTGGCCATTAATCATTTCGTAGAAGGTGGTTTGTTTGTCGTCCCATACTTCTATTTTTGTTACATTCTCGTCAAGTGGGTAAAGTCGAATAGATCCTAACAGCTTTTTCCGCTTGCTGTTGTCATAAAGCGGGATAACTTGTTCTGCCGGGATAATGACATAATTGAACTTGCCTTCCTCGTCGATATACGGGTGCAAGAACTCTTTCCCTTTGTTCGATGCTCCTAACACCAATTCAGAAAGGGTATCGTCAAATTCATCGCCTAATGTGTCATTCACTTTCTCTTGCAGCTCGTCGCTTTCCGCTGAAATATTGAGCGGATTTCCTGTTAAATATGCGACTTTCTGATCTACCAGAAGATTGTGCCAGCCGTGTGTTAATTTGTTATTGGCTTTTGTGCTATCCTCTTTCTTCGCGCCATCTTCCCAAAAATAGCGGCGTTTGTATTGAATGTCTGTTTCGTTAAAGTAGTAATCATGGCCCTTTAACATTTCGTGAGCTGCTGGTGTATGCTTATCAATCAATTCTTTGATGATGTCCGTTTGTTTCGGCGCATTTCCATTAATAAACGCAATCAATTCGTCTGTATGTGTACTCCCAAACACGGTCACACCCCCTATTTTAAGAATGAGATTCCTCTTTGTTTTCGTTTCTCTTCCACCGCATAACGTAAAGCTGCCATTGCATCATCCATAAATTCCAACGGTTCATCCAGATAAAGGCCAGTTTTCTGATCCTTTTTCCATTTCCATTGTTGAATTTCGGTAATGGTGTTCACACAGCGGGGATGAATGTGAATCTTAATCCCTTTTAAGTAGTCAATTTGAGCTTTGACACTGTTTGGATTCTTCACAACTGCCTTTGCTTTGTATCCCGCTTTCTTCCACATTTTGATGCGGTCAGGTTCGGCAGAGTCACACCACATAGTCAAATGCTTTTTAATGCCCTTTTCGTCAGCCATTTCAATGATTTCATTCGTATCCTTCTCATGGACATAGATTTCATCAGTGATGAATAACTCTCCATCTTTCCATCCAACCTCCAAAAGAGCGTTAGCATGGTTAAATCCGAAGTCTTGAGCGTTATTCATGCTATCGAACCGCTCGAAAGATGTATCAAATTCATGAATGGTGTAATTATTCAAGATTAGGCCACCAAGTTCTCCCCATTCCCCTAATCCATACACTCTGTAACCGTCCGGGTCTTGAATCTTCCTTCGCTCCATACGGCGGTGATAAGCTTCGTCAATAAAGCGGTTTGTTCGGTAAGTGGAATGATGGGTGAATATATCTTCATCCTCAAAATCAAAAAATTTCCGCTTGATCCAATGGGATGCGGAAACCGGGTTAAAGGTTATAGTGATTTGATAGTATAGATTCGGATTCGTTAAATGCCCACGTAAGCGGTCATCCAATATATCTAAATCACTTTCCATAAGCTCTGTACCTTCTTCTACCCATATCCAGGTAAGTTTTCCGTTTGGAAATGTGATGGATTTCAATTTCTCTCGATCCCCGTCATGCTGCACCCCTCTAAAAATCACAGAATTGCCTGTAACGAGATTTGTCAGCATCAAAGGACTTGATGTTACTTTCCAGTGAGAAGCGGCTTTAGGGCCGAATATGCGATTCACAGCACCCGTTAATTCAGCAAAGGTACTATTTCTGTTGGTTGCATCAATCTTACGTACACAAAGTAAATTAGCGCCCCTGTATTTAGGGTCACTTAGCTTGATAATGTAATCTTGAGCAATATTCACTGATTTCCCGCTACCAGCTGAACCTTTAAGGATGCGATAACGCTTATTCGTTTGATTGACATCTTTAAAGTGCCGATTAAACCCAACCTTTACAGCAGTCATTCATCTTCATCTCCGTAATCCACTTGGATGGAGATACCCAAATCACCGCTATGATTAACCTCTTGTTTATCGCGCCATTCAGCGGGTTTGCGATTCTTCAACCAGAAGATTAACGCAGTAGTGTTTGGATGCTGCACCCTACGTAGCGGGACCACATCACCATCTTTGGTCATTCCGTCTTCTTCAAACTCGTAACCTAAAGCGGCTTTCAGCAAGGCGTTCTCCACCATGCGGTCAATTACTTCTTTCCCTCTTTTTAAGGCGTTCGATATGTTCGGGTACTTCCTTCTCCATTCAAACAATGTGGAGCGGCTAATCCCTATGTTAGAAGCTATCTGTTCATCCGTAAGGCCATCTCTTGCCCACCCTTCAATCAACAGTAGCCCTTCGTCCGTAATCCAATCCTCGTATTTACCTTTCGCCACCACTCTCCCCTCCTTTAAAAAGTCGACTACTATGAACGACTAGCTCCATACACATCATAAAGAATAGAACTTACTACACCGCACAACGCCGCTCCTGCTATGGATAAATGGCCGCCCACTAATATGCGAGCCGCTAACACCACAACGACCGTAAGTAATGAACGTTTCAAAAATGTCTTTTTCATTTCCACTTCTCCTTTACGCATTCAGGGAACAAACATACAACGATCACTTTCTGCTGCCACGTTGCCCAATCACATCCACGACACTTATGTTTTTCGTAAGATTCTTCCTTACGTCTTTCCTCTCTCTCTTCTTCAGAAAGGGATGGTTCCATGTTCCTTCACCTCTTCCACTTATTGATGTTCTGTTAAAGCATGAATTACACAAAACAAAAACCACCTATCAATTTGATAAGTGGCTAAACAAGGGGGAAATACCTCATGAGTTAACAGGGATACGATTTCCCTTTCTTCGTGCCATTCGGCTTTCCACACCGTTTGGCGATTAGCGATAACATTATGATTTCACATGTTCAGAACGCTACCCTAATGAAGAATGGGTAAATCTTTCATATTATCATTATAAACCCTTATAAATCAAGGTGTCAGTAGGTTGCAAGTAGGTTGTCCATTTCTTCTAGTTTCCGCTTTACCTTGCTGCTGACTTCTTTTATCCACGCTTCACTATATCCTAATTCATCGGCAATCTCACAAAGCGTGCGTTTCTCTACAAAGCGTTTGTAGGCGACCTGATACTCTAACCCCTCGAATTGCTTTAGCTTCGCTTCTAATACGATTCTCGTTCGTCTCTTGCTGGCAATCAACTTCTCGTACAATTCCATCTTGGACGTAATATGGTCAAACTTCTCGGCCGCCCTATCCATCGGAACACTATGAAACAATCTCCCGCCGATCCACCAATCTTCCCGTTCGGTTTCCATGACCTTCAATTGCGTTTCCAATATATCAATTTCCCTGCACAAATCGTTATAATAGTGAAACACTTCCAACATGTTCATTTCCCCTTCACTTGGTTTTTCCGGCCATTGATGTAATCCTCATGCACTAATGCGTATACTTGCCCACTCACCGCAATTTTCGTCGGCACTCCGTTCTTCTGTTTCAACACTTCAACATATGGACGATATTTCTCGCCTTTCTCTCTCGGTTTCATCATGCTCCCCCTTGCTTTTCGATAGCTTTCATGATGTCTTTCAAACTGTTTGCCGCTCGCTCATACGTTCTAGCCACTCCGGACCAACTGATATAATCCCCTTCATAATCCGCCGCTTCACATAAAGCGTGACCTTTCGTGATCCGACTCTGGTATTGTCCATCCGTAGAATTTCCGCCTTCTTTTCGGATGTGTTTATATTCCTGACCTTGAACAATTTCAGCCATTCCCTCGTAATACTTGTATTTCTTCTTGTACCAACCAGCGATATTCCAAGCCATACGCTCAGCTTTCGTGTACAAATATTCCAGCTTGGCGATTTCATAAGGTGCTAATTCATCCATTCGGTCATCAAGCTCTTGAATTTGCTTAATGTACTGACCATGCACTTTTTCATATCTCTTTAACTCCAGTACAGACGAATCAACTTCTTTCGTTTGTGTGGACATCCCGTATCTCTCCTCTTATTTCCACATTTTCAATAAATCCACAACAATCCATCCGATACCGATTCCTGCAAGCAAATGGATGAATAAAAAATAAATCACATGCGTTTTCATCCAACCACCTTCTTTAACGCTTCCTTCTGATAAGCTGTCAAATCAAGGTCTTTCGTCAACGCTTCCGCTATCTTCGCAAGAACAAACGCATCTCGCACATTGTCGCTTTTATGTTCAAATCCCCATCGTTTGTAAATTGGCAACACCATGTCCTCTTTCTTCGCGTTCCCCTTGCCTGTTGCGAACTTTTTCACTGTTGTCGGCGGTACTTCGATGTATGTCATGCCTTTTTGTACCAGGGCAGAGCGAATGCTCCACCCGATACCATACTGGATACTCACAGCCGCTCCTTTTGATCCGTAAGAGAATCCTTCGATACAGACAATGTCATCCTTTTCCAAAAGCTCTATGACGCTATTAGCGATATCTAAGAAGCGATGAGGGTCACTTTTTTCTTTCGTGGTAATTTCTTTTGCTCCCCACGCTGTCCCGTCTATATTCATTAAGACGATTCCTGTCTTTAAGCTTGGGTCAATACCCACGTACCGCATGCGCTTCCCCCTTTACCAGTTGCAAGCCGCCTTTTTCCGTTTTCTTATACTGCCGCTTGACGATTTCTCCGCATCGTTGACACTGATACACGTTC